GATTTGACGCTGTTAGGAGGGCATACTGGAACCGCTCAGTGAGTTTATGAACCAGATCATGTGCCTTAGCAGAATCATACTTGGCACCGTTCTTAGCAAGGTAATGTGCCAAACCAATATAACCGATACCCAGAGAACGACGATTGATAGTGCTCTGTTCTGCTGCCTTCACAGGATACTCTTGATAATCAATCAATGCATCCAGACCACGCACTGCCAAGTCACAGAGTTCATCCAGTTCATCCAGGTTCTTCAGTTTACCAACGTTGATAGCAGACAGAATGCACAGAGCAATCTCACCTTGCCCATCAATATGCTGCAAAGGATCTGTAGGCAGAGTGATCTCCTGACACAGGTTAGACATGTTCACCTTATCCTTGAAGGACGAGTGTGAATTACAATGGTCAATGTTCATGATGTAAACACGACCAGTCTCTGCTCGCTCCTTCAGAAGGTCCAGAATGAGCTTTTGAGCATCGACAGTCTTTCTCGGAATAGACTGATCTGATTCATAGTCCACATAGCGAGCGTCAAATGAATCAGTCCCAAAAGCATCATACAAACCTGGCACGTCGTGAGGACTGAAGAGTGAGATGGTTCCGTTTTGGATGAAACGCTCATAGAAGAGTTTACTAATTTGAATACTATAGTCTAGTTTACGAACACGATTATCTTCGGTTCCTTTATTGTTCTTAAGAACTAAAATATCTTCTATTTCTTGGTGCCAAATGGGAAAATGGACTGTTGCGCTTCCACCTCTAATGCCATTTTGTGTGCAGCATCGGACAGTTGCCTCAAACTTTTTGAGAAATGGGATGACACCTGTGTGTTGAACTTCTCCCCCTCGGATTTTAGCGTTGATGCCACGGATTCTGCCTGCGTTGATACCGATTCCTGCGCGTTGAGCAACATACTGGCCAATAGCCATGTCACTGCTAAAGATGCTATCGAGGGTGTCATCAACATCAACAAGAACACAGCTCGCAAATTGTCGAAGTGGAGTTCGCACTCCTGCCATGATAGGTGTGGGAATGTTGAGTCGGTGCTTGCTGATTGCGTCGTAGTATTTTTTGACATATTCCAGGCGATAGAACTTATCATCATCTTGGAACAGGGTCGCAGCAACCATCATATACATGAACTGTGGCGTCTCGTAGATCTCGCCACTGCTCCTATCCTGCACTAGGTATTTATCTGTAACCTGACGAATGCCAGCATATGTGAACAAAAAGTCCCTTTCATGATCCATGAAATCATTCAGTTTCTCCCACTCATCATCAGTATACTTCTGCAGAATAGCAGAATCATACACACCAATACCTACGCACTTCTTGACGTGCTCAAGAAGGGGAGGGTGACCATCAGGGTGACCATTATATACTGCCTTCCTAAGACCAAACAGAAGCAGACGAGCAGCAACAAACTGATAGTTAGGAGCATCCAAAGAGATCAGATCATTAGCAGAACGAATCAAGATCTCTTGAATATCTGAGGTCTTAATACCATCAAAGAATTGCAGGTTAGCATTCATCTCTACCTGACTCTCAGACACACCTGCAAGACCCCTACAAGCGTGTTCGACCATAGCATGAACCTTGTCCAGGTTTAGGGGTGTCTTTTCCCCGTTGCGTTTGATCACATGAATTTCTTTCATACCTTTTTCCATTCGCTAAGTTTGATTTGTGCTTCTAAACCGCTATAAGTGTTAAATTCTACCAGAGATTGAACGTCATGTCCAGCTAAAAACATATCATTCAAATCTTTTTCTTCTAGACTACTTGGCCAGATTACAATCTCATGTCCTCTGTCAATTACATTAGACATACGTTTGATAATCTCTTTGTTGCGTTGCTCATTGTCATAAACAAAGACAACTTCTTTATCGCTAAGGTAGTCCCAATCAACGTCGGCACCTGCCATAGCAATAGCATTGTCTATGTAAAAACTATCAAACGGACCTTCTGTTATGTAAAGTGTCTTATTAAGGTCTACTCGATTCAACCCAAAAACTTTAGTTCTATTTTCATCCAACATGATAGTTATGTATCTCAACTTATCATCTGGATTTAAGGATCTCCCTTGGAAACCAAACCACTCGCCGTTGGTGTCAATGAAAGGGATAATAATTCTTGGGTGATCCTTTTTGACATCTTGGAACGTAGGTTTTTGAGTGTTGACCCAGGTGCAAAACTTGTCAGTATAGAACAGATCTGAGTAATTTTTCTCAGGTATTCTACGACCTAGAAGATAAGCAACCGCACGGTGTTCATTATTTAGCTCTGAACAACTTACCAGTTCACCCTTTTTCTTGAACTTCGGTTTTTCAAATTTGGGTTTCGGAACATACGATCCTTTACCTGTAGTGCCTGACTTGTAACGCTCCATGATATATTCGTCATAAAGATCAGGAGCGTTATCTTTTAGGAAGTTTGGCAGCGTCCTTCCTACCCCGCAGTTATGGCACTTGAATACCATGTCCTGCTTGAGACGAAAAAAATACCCCCGTGCCTTATTCTTGTGCTTCTGAGAGTCACCACAATAAGGACAGCGAAAGTTATATAGATCATCTTTCTTTCTTGCGAACTTGTCTAGTCGCCCTGAAAGAAGATTCACATAGTATACATCAACGAAATTAGACAATACGCTGGACAACTGCTGTGTCCATAGTAGCAGTTCTTGCTTGACCTGTCAACGTATCAATAATAGGAGGGACCACTTGTAACACTGCCACCAGGGTTGCTAATACAGCGCCAGCACCAATAACAAACTTAGCATTCACATCTACTTTCTTCTGAAGATCAGATACTCTTTTATGAATCAACTCATTATCTTTATCATGCTTCTCTTTTATCTCCTCAAGCATCTTAAGGATAAGTTGATCCGATCTCTCGCTTTCATCAAGACGATTCTCGTGACGCTCAAGTATGATAGCAATCTTATTACTATTTTCTGAAATAGTTCCTACAGCTTTCTCAAGCTTATCCAACATCTCTTTGGAAAGTTCCTCGTAGATGTCGAGTTTGGATTCTAGAACTGCAATTTTTCCTATGCCCAATGCCATCTACCTAGTCGCATCTTGTTCCGCACCAGCCCTTGCCTGTTTCTTCAGATTAGCAGTCTTCATCTGCAGTTGCTTCTGAAGTTCTTGCTTCTTCATCATAACCTTTTTCTTCTCAATGGCAATCTTTTGTTGTGCCATTTGATTCTTCATCTGCTGTTCATTCTCATTAACATTACGCATATGCTTCATGCGCTTGTCCATGAAAAACTTAGCAGCATTACCAGGCATAATTCTTTCGATGGAGACGCCACTTCTATGAGCAGGCATGATCACCATACGGAGTTTGCGCTGAAGTTCGGCAGGAGAATTTGCGTAGATAATAGTCTCACCAACTTCGGGGATGTTTACCTTATACTGAAATAGTCTAGATGGTTGTGTAGGGTTCTCTCTAGACTCACCAAGTTTATTGCCAGGAGCAACCAGTTTCTTATCTTCTTTCGTCTTCTTTACTTTCTTACGAAAATTCAGCACAGGATCATAACCCGCATTGGGTCCTGTAGCATCTGCGCTACTACTAAATCCACCTGTTCCTGCGCTCATCATGGTCATATCTGCGATAGTTCTTCTTCTAAATCTTGATCCGTCTCTAAAGACGGAAGCATTCCTACTGGATATTTATTCAAATAGATCAGTAGGGTTTTCAACATACTCCAATACTCCCTTTCAAGCTTGAAAAAGAGCAGTGGTGTTGCTGCTTCACCAAAAACATTATATAGGATGATGATATGATTTATAACCAAGTGAACTCTTAACGGTCCTCTTCGGACATAACGCTTCAAGAGTCTTTTCAGATACTTGAAGCGTTTCATGTCTTCATCGAAATCATCGCGTGTCACGCAATGAGGATTTTCATAATGCTTTATGGCGAACAGAATGTAATTAGATTCATTCAGTTCGTCAAATTTCATTTATTAACTTGCAGTAAATGTTGCGGTAGAACCAGATCCACCAGCACCTACAACGTCACCAGCAACGAATACCTTATCGGATGCGGTTGATGTGCCTGCATCAACAATGGTTCCCGAGATGGTTTGTGCTTGGATAGCATGTGCTTTGCCAGTTGCAGCAGCAGTGAATGTAAACTCAACACGGTTAGTGCTAGTTTGTGCTGCAGCAGTTGCAGTGATGTTAGCAGAATCAGTGGTGTTTCTAACAACCAGAGTTGCACCATTGGTGACATCAACCTGTTCGTTGTAGATAACAACAACGGTTCCAGTTGCGCCGCCTTCGTAACCTGTCTCCTCAAAGAAGACTGCGGTAATATCAGCATTACCCAGGGTATCAGTGCCACGTCCGCCAGCGCCGACCAGACCGTCAACTGCTACGAGAACTTCATCCCAGTATTCTGTTTTTGCTGCGTTCTTATAGTGACGCAAAACCCATCCAGCAGAAGTAGCGAAGATGTTTTGTTGATCAACTGCGCCGCCACGCACAGCCCACTTGGGTTTAGATTCGTCAGCGTCGGTAATACCCCAAAGCGCCATGGTTAATGCTCCTAAGATTAGTCGGTTTATCTCTAATTATTTATAAAAAAAGGGGTCTCTGAGACCCCTCTAGAATCGCCTATGCGGCGTCTTCCCTTGTAACTAAAGCTTGTTTCACTGCTTCCAGCAGAGCGTCATCTGCGGTCGTCTTAGTAAGCTTTACTGCCTTTTCTAAGACTAGGATGCAAATGTCAATCAGTTTCTCACCGAGATCAGCATCATCAGGGATCTTAGAAACAGCATCGGCAACAACTTTCTTTGCCAAGGGGAGTAAGAATGCTAACATGATTTTGTCCTATACAGGGGTCTATCCTATATAGGCTCAATCGTAATTTTTTACTCCACCTTTGATGTAACCAGAACCTTTCTTATCGTAAAAACGAACACCTTTGGTTTTGGTATCATGATGCAATTTATCTTTTGCCTTTTTGGCACGAGCAAGAACTTCTTTGTAACGCTTGCCGTATTTCATGCGAGCGTCACGTTCTTTGTGTTCTCTTTCTTTCTCTAGATGTTTTAACTCTTCGTTAGTCATCAGTCACCTCTGTAGCGAGAACCAGGACGAGGACCAGTGGCATCAGTCATTTTTTGAGCGTCTGTTCTGGTGTCCTTTTTGGGAGCAACCTTTTTAACATTACCCATTGCTTTTTTGTTTGCTGCCTTCTTCTCTTCAGGAGACTTTCTATTATACTCCCTAGAGATTTTCATCTGGTCATCGATCGATAATCCTTCTTTAGTAAACTGTCCGAATGTCAACAGAGAAGTTTCTTCTTGATCGATGCTTTGATCGCTTTCTTCTGAAACTTCTTCTTGACTGACATAGGCTGTTTCCTCCGTAGATACTGTTTTTTCATCACCAAGATCTTCAGCGCGACGTTTCTTTTCGCACTTCATACAATCACAGTCTTCACCATGATTCTTTTTGACCTTATCAACGGTAGCAGCACCTTCGATAACATCTTCTTTTTTAGGGTTGATTTTGATCTTGGTTTTCTTTTCCTGAAGTTCTTTAAAACTCAGCATATCAACCCCCGTAGTTGGATCGTGCTTTGATGTCTGCCATCTTGCTGAAACGCTCACGCTCCTTTTGAGAAGAGATCGCACTTACAATCTTGCCAGACTTGTCCTGTGCCTTAGAACCTGCCTTAGTATTAATTCCTTTACTAAGTGCTTCACGACTCAGGTTGCCTGCACGACGATACATTGCATTCTCTTTCTTACGATCAATCTCTTTGTAACCTTCTTCGATTACATTTTCAATCTCTTGGATAGAGAAGAGACCAGATTCGTAGAGACTTGCAATCTTATCGTAGTCCTCATTCATACGCTTAGCAAGTTTGTCACTGCCCTTAGATACGGCACGAGCAGTCTTACCAACCGCTTTCTTAAGTCCTTTCTTAAGTAAAGAACCAACCTTTCTCAAGGCACCACCAACAGCTTTACGGGTAGAACCGCTGCTAGAGGAACCACTGTCGCTTGACCCGCCACCACCAGAGGAAGAGGAACCGCTGCTAGAAGATTTGCCTCTGGTATCTGCCAACAGTTTATCTAACTTACCACCAGTGCCATCATCATCGGAAGACTTAGGTGCTTCCTTCTTCTTAGCAGGAGTTCTCTCCATTGCAGCACGCTTAGACTTAATACGCTGTGCTTGGAATTCACCAACTGCATGACCAGCAGCACGAGCACCAGCACCGACTGCTGCCTTACCTGCTTTCTTAGCAGCACTACCTGCTGCCTTTGCACCTGCCTTGAGTTTAGCACCCGCTGCCTTAGCAGCAGACTTCATACGCTGAACACGCAACTTACGACGACCTGCTTTTGCTTCAGGTGTCTTAGATGCTGCCTTAGATGCCTTAACTGCAGAATCGTAATAGTCTTCAGAAAGAAGTTCAACACCCTCAAGTGCCTCACAGATTTCGATCAAATCCTGATCATCTTCTGCCATCTCACTGATGATTTCTTCAAAGAATGCAATCAGTTCTTCATCAGTTGCTTCATCGATTGCTACCAGAGACTCAAGTTCTTCATCAGAAAAGAGAAATGCTTCTTTCTTAGTCTTCTTACCACGACCAATGAAAGCATCAAATTCTTTTTGTTGTCTCTTCTTACGCTCGGCAGAAGAAATACCATAGTCATGACCAAAGTCATGGCCAGCACCAGTCATGCCCTCCCTCTTTCTCTGTGCCTTGAGACGCTTCTCACGACGTGCCGCCATTGCTGCTAAAGAATCTGCTTCATCAACCTGCTCGACTTCTTCTTTCTTCATCGCTTTGGCAATTGCCTTACGACGCTTCTTTAAATACTCATCAGATGAATCTGAATCTCCATCGTTATCCACGTCGGCATCTTCTTGACCAACGGGATCTAATTCTTTTTCTTTTTTCTTTTCGTCGAACTGTTGAACCTTTTTCAAGGCGTCCGACATATCAGGTAATTCGTTGAGATTCATCTTACTTAGTAACCTTGTCCTTTTTATTTATCTTGCGAATGAATTCACCTGGCGTCATTCGCTTCATGTAATTAGTTAGTTCTGGTTCACCAGGTGTTCCTGGTGCTGGTGTCCAGTCAAAACCATATCTGTCATTCTTTTCAATTAAGTCTTTCAACCAAGAACGAAAAATATTATCAGACTCATCAACATAGATGACGTAATTGCTACCACGACTAACGACTTTACCAATGACCCCCGTGTTAACATTCTCGACAAACGTTCCTACTTTAAACAACTCGCCTTCAAAATATGCCTCTCTTAGACCCTGAGGATCTAACTTAGGAGCAACTTCAAATAATGAATATGATGCTTCAGCAAAATCGTCATAAGACTCTTCTACTTGCATCGCTTGGCGTAAGAGTAAGTATAACGTGTCACGGTCTTTCTTGGATAAACCTTCGGGAATACCTTGATCAAATGTATCAAAGTCTCCTTCTACTGCCGCTTTACGCATCTTAGATGCAGACATACCCTCAATACCCTCAGAATCAGGGTCACGTCCACCTGCAGATGTTACTTTGATTTCCTCAAAGGTGTATAGGTCTCCGTTGTATTTTTGTGCGAGCGAATTGAACTCAGACACCCTGTCACCACCCACCACAATATTAACTGAACTATACCCGTCAGTATCGAGGGCGGTAAGAACATCAAAGATAGTCCGCATGTCGGGATTATCAACAATTGCGTTCGCGTGATCTGGATATGCCAACCGCATATATTTAATTTTTGTTCCTGCGTCGAGGGGATTCTTTTTAGGATCCTCCGACCTTGAGGGGTATATTCTATACTCTCCTCCACTTGATTTTGCCTCTTTTGCTACCTTTTCTATAAGGCGTTCGTGACCAACAGTCGGTGGATTAAATCTTCCAAATGTAATAGATATTGCACCTTGATCGACCTTACCCTCGCCGCTTCCAGTTTCTTCTTCTCCATTCTGTTGCGTGGGAGTAATATCCTGACCAGGTGATAATTTTACAAGCTTTCCATCCTTACTCATATGAGTTACGTTGCCCGAAGGGTCGGCATAACGTCCGTAACCAATATGCTTAAGGTTTAATTTTTCTGCAGACTTTGCTGCGAATGATCTCTCGGCTTCGTTTAGAAAAGCACTAAACTTTTTCATTCTTCCAATTCTTACTAAGGTTGAAGTTTGCTTTACTAAAAGTCAGTCGGTCTACCAGTTTCACTGGGTTATCAGAAACAGTTACAAACCCTTCATGCTGAGAGGGTTGCCCATCGATGTAGCAATCAACTGTTCCATTAACCACAATAGCATCGAGTAGACGCTGTTTCAGTTGGAAGATCATATGCCACACTTGAAGCGTGATCACATTGACCTCACACTTATATTTAGCAGGAAGCGTAGTATACAATACTTCGGGACTGGTAAGAGAACCTGCACGAATAAATCTGTTGATATGCTTCAAAATATGAGGACGTGCCTTCTCGCTAGGCACCTTGCACTTAGCAAGCATCCAACCAAACTGTAGGAAGTTGAATGGCATTCTTTTGACACTTGCATGTGCCTCATCATAACCTACAAAGTGAGTGCCCAGTGCAGACAATAGATTGACGCCGCCACGCCCAACAGCATACGGAGAAACCTCGGTATAAGAAGTGTGTGGAGCAAGGATAATATCACGACCGATCGGACTGGAGAAACGATACTCCAGAGTGTTAGGGCAATAAACAGAACCTCCGCCGACACCGATGAAGTCAGCTTGGACAATTCCACTGAGGCGAGGAAGATTACGAAGGCATAAGCGAAGAATGTCCGCAACGTTGCCTTTGTAATGCTTGTCGATATCTTCCTGAGAATAACAGATCTTGACTTTGACTTTATTGAAAACGGATTTGGTTCCGACGAAGAATTTGCCATTGGCAGGATTGGTTCCGAATACGATAGCAGGAGCACCGTCCCATTTGACACTCAGTTTGGGTTTGTTTACACACTCCCATAC